AACACCAGCCGATTAACATCTTTCTTCGTCCCGTCCCGCGTGGGATGGTGAAAGTCAATGATCGCCGGGTGCGATGCACCACACCGCGAACAAACAAGCGTGCTCTTGTACTCTAACCACTTGGCGCGGTTCTTTCTGCGCAAGGCATTGACCGCGTCCTGAATCACACGCTTATTGTTCTCATAGTACTTCTTACCGTACTCGCGGTTCTTGATCTTTCGGGTCTCAGGATCCTTGTACGGCATGGCGTTCCTCGTTAGATGGGTGTGGGGGACTTGGATAACCCCAATCGTCGAAAAAGGGCGCCCCCACAAGGCAATCGTACCTCGGACCATGGACCAAGGAAAGTTAATCATCATGCGTATGACGGTTAAGTTGGACCAAAAGGCACCAAAAAGGTCCGAAAGGGACCGTGGACCACGGAAAGTTACTCATCCTCGGTATGACAAGTAACTCGGGGAGGGATCAAGTGTCGCGGACCACGGACCACGAAAGCTACTATAGTGTTCTGCCATAGAAATTTTTTCACTACACACTTTTTTTAAAGCCATTTTAGACGTAATTGACGTAATCTTAGCTCTAAGTAATTGATTTATATAGATAATTAGCATTACACTAAGGATTACGTTAAAGTAATACTTTAACTCTAGACGTAATCTTACCCTATATACTGTTGTACAGAAACAACTCTACGAGCCCTACGTCCGGTTTTTTGTGAAAATCTTGTGTAGTGAAAAAATTTCTGTGGAGAAAACTATATAGGGGTTTCTGTGTTTTTTAGGCTTTTTGACCTGTTTTGGGGCATTTCCTGTTGACAAATTACACAAAGGGTGTATAAAATACACGGAAAGGAGAAAATTATGGTTATGAAAGTCGTACCAGAGGTCTATGACCAACTGCCAGACAACCCCGTGGAGATGCTTTTGATCGCTTTTGGGTCCCAAGACGCGATCGCGACGTTCTGTGCGGTGTCACCCCAAGCAGTTTGGAATTGGAAGGACCGAGGCGTGGTCCCGTATGTCCATGTGGAGAGCCTGAGCAAGTACTCCGGGGTCCCGACATGGATGCTTTGCCCCAAACATTTTGATAAACCGGAAAACGAAGGGAGTATGGATGCTGGTGTTTAGTCTGTTGGCCAAGGTGGTGGAGAAGGTAGAAAGATCGAAAGACGAGATGTTGGAAAACAGGTTTGCTCAGCGGGGTTGTTCTAAGACCAACATGGCAGAGCGTTTGGAAATAATGAAGCGCAGAGGCGAAGAAATAGGAAGGAAGTCAGATGAGCAACAAAAAAGGGCAGAAGAAGTCTACAAAGCCGCTTGCAATCAGCGATGTGCCTAAGATTAGGAATCCGAAGGCAATCGCTCGAATAGTTACCTACGGAGGAGCCCCATTTACCGGAAAGCGTAAGCCGCTCAAACCCCGGGAGGCCAAGTTTGTTGAGATCTATGCTGGGGCCAATGGGACGATAACTTTGACTGAGGCGGCCCGGGAAGCGGGATATCCGGAATCAATGTGCCGAAAAGCAGGATCAGAATTAACTAACCCGGAGAAAAACCCTCATGTCGTCCAAGCCATCCAAAAGCGGCAGGCTGAATTAAATGCGAAGTACGGCACGACATTTGAGCGGCACATGAAGGATTTGCAGTACATCCGGGATAAGGCAATTGAATCCGGGGCATGGGCGGCGGCAGTACAAGCGGAATATAGACGAGGCCAAGCTTTGGGCACAATTTATATTGACCGCAAAGAGATCCGGCATGGCTCAATTGATTCTATGAGCAAAGAAGAAGTGCAGAAGAAATTGGAAGCACTAAGAAAGCTTTATCAAGGCAGTCCGGAAGTCGTGGACGTACAGATCACAGAATCGATTGAGATGGAAAAGAAAGTAGACCATACAGAGGAGTTTTTAAATGACGAAGAAGCCGGAAGCGAGCTTTTATCAGAAGATGAAGAAGGGGATGACGGGGTCGAAGATAACCCGCGTTGAATCTTGGGTGAATCTTGGCATCCCGGATTGTATTGTCGCTTTAAATGATGCGTTTCATTTGGTCGAGTTGAAGGTTGCCGATGCGAAGGGGAAAGTGAAGGTCAGCCCCCATCAGGTGGCTTTTCACTCCCGGCATAAAGGCTGTCCGGTTTGGCTATTTGTGCAGTACGACAAGGGTCGTAAGGCTAAGCTATTAATTTATCCAGCGTGGCAATCTTACGAGGTGGCGAAGATGGGCATCTTTGTGCCGCCAGTCTTAGAACAGTCTTATCCGTGGGACTGGGAGGGGGTCGAAACTTTCTTGAAGAAAGCACTTGACAAGGTGTAGAAAATACACAATACTATGGTCGTAGTACTTTTATACAGGAGAAAGAGCATGGAAAAAGATTTTTTTGTTGACGCTTATCCGTATGCCTTAGGCTATTGGCAAGGCCGTACTTGGGGTAGTTTTGAGAATGGCACCTATGAGAACATGTGTGATAAGCACCAGTACTTGTACAAGTGTGGGTATGACGCAGGTGTAGCAGACTACTCAGAGTTGGATGCAGGAGAAAGAGCATGAAAACTTATGAAGTCACGATCCAAGCCCGGATAACTAAAACTATTCGCGTGGAAGCAAAAGACGTAGACGAGGCCTATGAGTTTGCTCACGAGGACTTTTCCGTTTTGTCCGATGACAACTGGGAAAAGTATGAGCAGGAAACTATAAGGCTCATGGAAGTGGGAGATTCAAATATCCCTGTTGATCATGAGGAGGGATGCCCTGCAATAGATGGCTTTGGGTGCACTTGCGGAGAGAAATAAATGGCTGAAGCTCTGCGGATGTTGACTACTGCACTTGGAATGCTTTGCATTGCTTTTGCAGTTTTCTTTTTGGTTAGCTTATTTAAAAGGAGAAAGTAATGACACGCAATGACTTTAAATCGCAGTTGGAAATGGTATGGGGGATGCTTGAGGGTTGGCGCGGTCATCACCCCGAAGGGACCAAGCACAATGACGAGTTTTGGAACGAGGTCTGTACCGCGATGGCATGGATCGAAGAGGATTTAGAGGCCGCCTATAACGGCGCAGAAAGGACGGACTAATGAGTGCGTTTTTTGAGTGGGACACCGAGCCCGTAGTTAAAGCCATTCTTGTCGAACTGGCGAAACAGGGACGCAGTATAAATCCGGAGGATCACCCGATGGGCCAAGATTCTTGGGATGAAATTACAAGAATAGACTTGCCCGATTATTTGGGGCTTAAGTATTTTACGGACGAATGGGACGTGAACATTTGGGACGATGATGGGGAATTAACTGTGACGGCTTACCCGGTCTATAACGGAGTGACGGAGTGTAGTGCTTGGCTGACTTGTTCAACCCAACCTGTGGAGGAATGGAAATCATGACTATTTACACTTTAGGCCCGGACGATATGCCGACCTGTCCAACCCATGGCACGCGAGTAGTGACCGACTTTTTTGTGGCTGAGGACGGTTTAACTTACGAGCGCGGCAAGTGCCCGTTATGCAAAAAAACCTATTCTTTTTGGGTAGAAAATCCGGAAGTTGTTGGTGGTCAATTTTTGACCAGTCCAATTAATTGATTTACTCAGGATTAGCAGGGGTTTTAAGACGGTTTGGCGGTTAAATAAAACGACATACAGGAGGCAAAGAAACTAGGCAAGTGGTCTTTTTGCCTTGAAAAGGGGAAAAGTTTTGGCTCTTTTTGGCCCTTGGGCCATGGTGCGTGGTTCTAAAATGGCGTGCCCGCGCCCGCGCGGGCTGCTGGTCAATTATTGACCACTAGTTTTTGGTCAAGTATTAAGTGTATTTTCTAAACAAGTGTGCTATAGTGGCGGTTCATACTTAAATACAGGGGTTCACCATGTTAAAAACCGTTGCTGTGTCCAGTAATAAAAAGACGGGTCCGATTGCTGTAACTTATCGGGCCGGGGTCCACGAAACTTATGGCACGTGCCCGAAGACGTGCGGATTAAATCCGGCTCCGGATACGGGCGCCGATAAAATCGACCATGACTATTTGAACGCGCTATTAAATGCTGTTCCGCGTAATGGCGTGGCGTGGACTTATTCGCATTTTCCGGCAGATCAATTGCCGATGCCCGAAGCTAACCGCACAATAATTAATGCAAGCTGCGACGATATGGACGCGGCAGTAGAAGCGCACAATAAAGGGCGGCCCGCTGTGGTGGCAGCTCCGCTCGGAACCGATTGGTCCGGTGGCCATGAATATCGTGGCGTTAAATTTATTCAATGTCCGGCAGAGCTCGCCGATAATTTCACTTGTATGCAATGCGGAAACGGTAAACCATTATGTGCGCGTGGCGACCGGGACTATATTGTTGTATTCGTGGCGCATGGTACGGGGGCCAAGAAAGTAGGCACGTGCGATAAAGGCGGATGCTACGCGGCCCAAGGACCTACGGCCATTCAATGGCATGGCACGCGCAAAAGCGGCGCGGCGAATGATGCGGAAGCCCTGGTGCAATTTGCAAAAAGCTTGCCGCCTGGATCTATGCTCCGTCACCACGTGGCAGGCGATATTGGGAGGGCCGCGTAATGTATCAATATGAATTCACGGGCCGGTGCCCGTCGCTGGCGCAAATAAAATCGCAGGTTAAAAAAGCCATGGCCGCTGGCCATGATTGGATTCAATTAAGCTGGGGCGAAAATCAATTGACAATAGAAAAAACTTTTGGCCATGGGTGGAGTGGGCCATGGTTTGGCCATGGCTGGATCGGACGCGCAAGCGGGAACGATATCGCGCGGGGTTTATCTTGATCGCCGTATTTATTGCGGCCGGGATAATTTATTTGCTTGACAGGATGCTGGAATAATGTTCTAATTATTCCAGCGTCACTAATCGGTGGCGCATTCATACAGGAGAATTAAAAATGGCAAGATACACTCAAGCCCGTAGTGAAAGCGGTTTTTCCCTTGATCAACTGCGCAATATCGCGCCTTCGATTTTCGCGGAAGAACCCGCTAGTAAAGTGTCTTCGCGTTATGGTTTTGTCCCCACTGTTAATGTTGTAGAGGAATTACAGGGCCGGGGCCTTGTGCCAGTATTCGCGGGTCAGACCTTATCGCGCGATATTAATAACCGCGCATTCGCTAAGCACCTGATTCGGTTCCGCCCTCAGTATGCACCCACGATCGCCAAGCAGTCATTGCCCGAAGTGGTCTTAATGAATTCTCACGACGGTTCAAGCGGGTTTAAATTGTGGGCCGGAATTTTCCGCATGGTGTGCTGTAACGGTATGATCATCAGCGACAATGTCATGGGCCAAGTGTCCGTTGCGCACCGCTCGAATGCCGCCCAAATTGTGGGCGATCGCTCGATTGGGTTCATGGGCAACATTGACCACATCGAGGAAAGAATTCAGCGATTCATGGATCGGATCTTATCGCCGCTCGAGCAGGGCCAACTAGCCGAGACCGCAGTGCAATTGCGCTGGGGTAAGGATCGGCCCATAGGCCTTGACCATAATTCGCTTTTACTCACTCGCCGCTTTGAGGATGCAGGGGATAGCCTGTGGAATACCTTGAACCGCATTCAAGAAAATGTAATTAAAGGCGGAGTTAACCTGAACCGCACGCGCCGCCAATCAAGCACCCGCGTGTTGCGATCGGTTGGCGATGATGCGCGGATCAATGCGCAATTATGGGAAGCGGCTGATGCATTAGTGGTATAATTCAGGAACAGGGCGGCACCCGCCGCCCTGCTTTTAATACTGGAGAAAGAACATGAAAACCGTTGAACAAAAAGGCCGCGCCTTTTTTGATGGATTGCGCAATAAAGAATTTCACTTTTTCGCATCAAGTGTGGCCACTTGGGTGACCACTACTGATAGCCGCACACTGCCTGATGTAATCGAGCTCATGGAAGGCGAAAGTTATATCTATTCGCTGTTCCTGGTCCCAGGTGCCTGGGACAGCAATTACGAGATCAAGCACTATGCGCCCCAGGTAGAAGGCGCGATGATCTTGGGCACCTTTACACCTAAAAAACATGTTGCACGCAAATCTGCCTGAGGTATAATTGCATCACTGGGCGGCACCCGCCGCCCAGTTTATACAGGAGAATAAAATGCAATATCACAATATCGAGTTTGACGGAATAGATCATTCAGATTATCCCGATTTTGCCGATGCTTTTATCTGCTATGCAGAACACGACGACGGCGAGCCATTGACCGATGCCGAATTAGATCTGCTCAATGATGACGGAGGCTTTGTTCATGAAGCACTCTGGAATCACCTTTTCTAATCGGAGATTAATCATGGCACTTTATCGCACAACATCAAACCCGAATGTCACCTGTCCTGAGGATCTGTACTCGCTCGATGAGCTCGAGCGCATGGATCAGGCCGCCGATCTCGAAGAACAGATCGACGCTATTGATCGCCAACTTCAGGAGATCGACGATCATATGCGCGGCGCAGACATGGCCGGAGATATGCGGACACTATCGGCCCTCGAGTCTAGACTCGAGGAATTAGTAGATCTGCAGATAGATCTGCAATTGCAACTTAACAAACTAAACTTTATCGATTAACTCCTGAGGCCTCGCGGCCTGGGCCCTGATGCGTGAGCATCAGGGCTTTTTTGTTTGTGATCGGATAACAAACACTGGCACGCAGTGCCATACCTCAGCCCACTATCCACTGTCCAATTCTTTGTATATAAGTAAAAGTGAAAAGTTATAGGCATAGCCTATTTGTAAAATCTATTCCCTTGGAGGATGGCGGGGGTGGGCGGGCCCGCTTATACCTTCGGAGTCCCTGACAGTTATCACTCCTCTCCTCGTCTTCCGCTTCGCTCCATTCCTCTTTCCACCCCATCAACCAGACTTCGCCCTTTAGGCCCAGTTTCCGGCAGCCAGCCAAGTGGTCAAAACTTAACCACTTAAAACCCACCCCCTTGTTCTAGAAACCGATTTCCTAAAAAATTTTTTGCAAATTTCAAAACTTAGCGTATGCTTGCGGCCATTACGTGCCACCACACACGCAGAAAGGGACAGTACATTGTTTCACGTGAAACAAGAGGCTCCGGACGAAGAGATCCTAAAGCTGGAGTTGCGGCTTGCACAGATAGAAGCGCGAGAGGGTGCTAGGAATGACTTTCTGGCGTTCGTCAGGTACGTGTGGCCCAGCTTCATTTGCGGCGAACACCATAAGATCATGGCCAAGAAGTTCCAGGAGCTGGTCCATGGCGACCTAAAACGTGTAGTTATTAATATTGCACCGCGTCATGGTAAGTCAGAGCTCACTTCTTATCTGTTTCTCGCCTGGTTAATGGGCCAAAAACCGGACTCCAAGATCATTCAGGCTACGCACACGGGCGAGTTAGCCCAGAGGTTTGGCCGTAAGGTGCGAAATCTGATGGATTCGGAGGAGTACAAGCCTT